TTTCAGGTTTTGCCTTTTGAAGTTGCTCAAACTTCATCGCTTTATACAAAGTTGCGACAGCTCGATGGTCATATACAGAACTCAGCTCTTGATCGCTCCATCCTTGTGATTTGGCATATTCGCGGATTTGTTTGCGAACCTCATCACCTTTTGGAGACGATAACTCAGGAATGACCGTTGCCAACTTAACAGATTCTGCACGGATATGGTTTTGAAGCGCCTGCTGTTGATCCGCTTGTTGCTGTTGGGCAATGCGGTGTTGTTCAGCACGAACGACACTCAATTGTTTCTCGCGTTCAGCTCTCTCAGCGACTTTCACGGCAAAGCCGATCGGGTCAATCTCTTTCAGTGCGTTCAAGTCCTCGCCTTGATCTTGCTGGACAAGGAATTGATCCAATGCCTGCAATTTCTGGGCGTATGCCATACGCTCTTGTTTCACTTGCTCCAAGTGACCACGTTCAGCTTCTACAGCTTTGCGTTGTTCAGCTAGAGCCTGAGACTTCTTTGTGTAATCAGCGGTTCTTTGGTAGCCGTTAATGAGTTCATCAACATCTACTTCAATCTCCTCGCCGTCTACCTTTGCCTTGTAACGGGGCTTTGGTTGTTCCTCTGTTTCTTCTTCGACTTGCGTCTCGGATTCTTCAGAGTCTTCAGCTACTTCTTGGTCTACGTCTTCGGCTTCAGGTTGACCGTTGTCGGTTCCGTCTTCCTCATTCATAAAGTTCAGAAACGCATCAGCGGCCTGATCCACTGTAATTTCACTCCCTTGCGGGTTGGTGTTTTCCATGTGTCATCTCAAAAATAACAGGAACCGCCTGCACGGGTGATTTTCACCACAGAATCCTGAAACGCTTGGCTTGAATTTGCTTTTCAGCAGCTAGGCCGGATAAGTGGCCCTTTATCAAATCAAGCGTCTTGATGAACTGATAAGCCTTTTCACGGCTGTCAATATCATCGTGATTTGTGTTAATTATTGCACTAATCTGACTATTTTTCAAATCATCCATGACTTTAATGAACATATCATCAGCCAAAAGATTTTCAGCCCATTGTGCTGTGGTGAATTTGTCAATCATGCTGTGACCATTTCTTTATTGCTTTTGCCAACAAGTTTACAGAATTGAAGGCCACGTTTCATCAGAAACTTACCAAACCATGATGCTTTAACTGGTTGCCCCATTTCTTCAGCCATAGCCAAAGACCAAGGTGTCGCAATATGATAAGCACAGAAAACGGCTGTTTTACCAAGCAAATCATCACGGCTCATGAGATTAACAATGTGCTTTGCCCACCGAACATATCCATAATATGTTTCAGGCGATTCATTAACTAATTTCAAACCAAACGCTTGATCGGCTTCATAAATGTTTTTTGGCATTAGGCCAAGTTCGTGCAGTTTGGTGCAAATTATTTTCCCTCCGGCACTACCACCACCATCTCCAACACCTGTGCCAGCGCCGCCAATGCCATCGCCTCCAAGACTCTCACTGGCTGCATCAGCAGTACCAACTGCGTTGCTATCAGAGCTAGGGCCAACACTACCAATTCCAGCACCAAAAGAATCAGCAATTGATTGCGCGTTTTCCGCTGTGGGTGGCCCCATTGTTGCTGCGTTAACCGCTTGGGCTTCAGTCATTCCACCAAGTACACCGTTTACGGCAGTCTGTTGTGCCAATCCTATTGCTTCGGGCGAATATCCAGCGGTAGCGGCTGCATTTGCTGCGGCTTGACCTGCTGCTGCTGCTTGAGCGCCTGTACCAGATGGGCCAGGAGTCGCAGTAGGCTGTCCTTTTGCCCCACTGAGAGCAGTATCAATACCCGCTGCAATAGCTCCTTGGTTTGCAGGGTCATTTGGATCTAATCCAAGTTCAGCGCCAATAACAGCCATGTTATTAGCCACATTAGACGCATAGGCTTGGGCATTGATAGCATCAGCAATACCACCTTTGCCGACCACATTAGCAGCAAGACCCAAAGGTGTGCCAGTTACAAGACCGCCAAGCGTTGCCAACCCACCGACCATTCCGGGGCTTACGTTCGAAGACTGAGTAAGTCCAGTGCCATCAATACCAGTTCCACCAGCCGAATTATTTCCTCCATCATTTCCCCCTGTATCGCTGTTGATCGTGCTTATAACGTCTGCCACCGTTGGTTTTGCGGCGTAGTCTGCAATGTTAAACGCCCCAGGAGTAAAGGTTTGCGCTTGTTGTCTGACAGGTGCAAATGCTTGTTGTTCAAACGCTTGAAGTGGACTAGCAAACCGTTTTGCGCCTGTCATCATTGGTTGACTAGGTTGTGCTGCCTGAAGTGTTTGCATCAGGCTTTGAGGTGCAAGGCTAGTCTGTTGATCTCTAAAGAAATTAGAGTAATCATTAGATGGTGGTCGCATCCCTTGAGGTGCTTCAAACTGTTGGATATTAGGCGTGTATTGGCTTTGAATGCCTGAAATCACGTCTTGCAGACTCAATGCTTTAGGAGACTGCATTACCCCATTAACTTGGTTTTGCCGAAGAATGTTTTGAAGTTCCTGATAGTTCATTCTGCTTCTCCGGGGATTTCTGTGTTACCGCTAATGTCGGTGGCTACTTTGAACGCTTTGAGCCGCGATTCAGCTTGAAACTCACGCTCTTTTAGCTCCATGACGTTCATCATCTTTTCGCGTTCAAGCATCATTTTGGCCGTTTCTTTCTCTCGCATCAACTCAAGTTCAGCCATTGCTTTATCGCGTTGAAGTTGCAGGTCAAGCGCGGCTTTTTCACGCTCAAACTGGATTTGCGCTTGCATCTTGGCTTGTTGCATTTGCATTTCAGCCTGAAACTTTTGCTGATTCGCTTGAATTTCAGCCTGAGTCTTTGCCATCAATGCTTGGACTTCTGGCGGTGGTTGCTGTGGCTGAGGTGGAGGATTAGACAATTGCTGATCTTGTTCAGGCGTGATCTGCTTGAAGAACTCAGCCGTGTCTTTGAAACCAGCGGCTTCAACCATGCGACCCAATGTGCTACGAAGCTGGCCCATGCTTACCAATGGGTTAGCTGGCCCCATCGTGGTGATGAACTGTTCTTGTTTAGCCAAGACCATGTTTAGCATTGCCATCTGTTGGTCACGGTTTCCATTACCCAAACCCACGTTCACAGCCATGTCAAACTTATTGGCCCATGTGCGCGGGTCAATCGTTACATACTTGCCACGCAAACGGAGGATTCGTTCTTGATTCTGGTACTTGGTGACAAGGTGCAGAATCCCCTCAAAAAGCTCTTTCACCCCTGTATCCGCAAAGATACGGGCAATCAGTTCAATCTTGCCAGCCCCTGCTTGTTGCATAGAAGCTACAGCGGCGGCGGTGACGTTTTGCAGAATGTTGGCATCCAATCCCTGAGACATATCAGTCACACCTGTGCGTTTAGCCTGTACGCCATCCAAGTATTCCAACATGGGGAACGACTGATTCGCCATGTTTTGCACTGGCAATTGACCGATAGCAGTAGGAGATTTGACCCGGATAACCCCACCAGCGGTAGAGGTCAGAACGTCATCCATGTTGCACTGGCCTTCAACTGCCCACAAACGAGAGTCGTTGGTCAAGTACATATTGTCAAGCATTTGACGGGTCACTGTCGACTTAATCAATTGCAGGTCAATGGTGCGGTCTGCCAAGCTATTGCCAAAGAACTTATGCGGAATAGGCAAAGGACAGATAGAGAAAAACGGCACATAGTCGCAGTCTTCATCGCTCAAGACCTCGCCCGAAGCGTAAAACACTTGGCGCAGTTCAGCGATACCGTCATCGTCTTTGTCGTGCAGGATGTAGCACTCAAACACCTCGATTTCCTGAAGTGCTTTGTCGTCCGTATAGACAGAGTAAGGTTGTTCGCCTTGAGAATATCGAGTGACTCGCTCCGGCGTGTACTCTAGGCCCGACCCGGCTTGCAGTTCTTCCACGACTTTGCGGTCAAAACCCATTGCAATCAGGTCGCTACGGGTCAGCATTTGACGGTGTGCGACAAAAGGCGAACCCTTGATGGTGCGTCCCTTCTTGGAAATTAGGAATTCTTCAGGCGGGACATTCTCAATCTTGACACAGCCGTAGTTTTTGCGCTTCTTAACGACAACATCATGCAGCGAGTAAGTGGGAACCTCTCCACCTGCCATCATGATTTGCTCAGCCATCACCGGGTCAACAGCGGTCATGGTCTGGGTTTCTTGCTCTACTACTTCAATGCTTTTATCCTGAAGCATCATT